AAGTCTTTGGGCGTAAAATTCGGCGGTACTGCGCGTTTCCTCAACTAAATCGTCAACCTCGCTTTTATCTACGACTTGGCCATTTTCTTGGGTAAATTTAAAAATTCCTTTGTTGCTAACTTGAATGTTTCCCCATGGCAAGTATTCAACCATTGTATAAAATAAAACAACGTCCTTTATTTTGTCCTCTAATAACTCCAAATAAGGGGTTGCCAACGTACCGGCTTTTATTTCGTCTTGTATTTTTTCAAATAATTTTGTACCTAATAACGGTTGTAATTGTCGGTCTTGAGCAATCTTACAAAATTGCAAATAACGGTCGACGTCTACGTTGCCATTCATGGCCGTAAATCTTACAATGTCTTTTCGGGTTACAAACAATACATATTCCGCCATAATCTTATTTTAAATAACCTTGGTTTGGTTGGTTTATTGGTGCAACCGCCGTTTCGCTTGGGTTGCCTTTTACTCTATATCCGTATTGACGCGCTCGGTAAACGCTTATTTGATTTGCTAATTGGCTTGTCGGGTCCAGGGGTACGCCAAAATCGACGCCAACCCATACTTGACGGCGGAACAAATGTTTACAATTGGGACCGCCTTTGTAAGCCATTATATCGTATGTATTCGAACCGTTTGGACCAAACCCGGGGTTTACGCTTGGGTTTTTGCTCATGGCGTCAAGGTCCTCTTTACGGTAAACATTATCGTTTTGTCTCATCATTGCCCTACAAAATGGCCGGCTTTCGCCCCCCTTACTTGGTTTGCTTAAATAGTCAGTTTGAACGTATCGGTACCTTGTTATAAAATACATGCCGTTTATGATCCAATCTTGCTCGCTCACTTCGGACGGTTGTGGGTTTCCGGTACTTACTAACATTGCTTTACGCAACCTTTGATACATGCTCAATTTTTCGGGCTTGTCCTCATTTGCTTTTTTTTGCGCCAATTCAATTTCTTGGTCGTACTCGTTCTCCTTTTCAATGTCCGCGTCGAACTCGTCAATTAATATCCATTCCTTGTTTGGCTTTTCGCCGTACATGCTTAAATCAATTTCGGGCGTTTCTTTTTTTAATTCTTGTTTTTCCTCTTCCTCAACAATTACGTTTCCGTTGGCGTCGTATTTGTCAAAAGGGTTTAAAGTCTCAAAATACAAGTTTAAATTAACCTCGTTGTACGTTAATATTTTTTGTAGGCCGTCAATTAACAAGTCTTGGAACGGTCGTACCGTCATATTCATATACAATTGAAACGACGTCATTAACTCATCACTTGCCGAACTAAAACCGCTTGCCGTTGCTATCCCGAAGATAGCAGAATTTACGACGCCATGGCCAGTGAGTATCTTGTGCATGCACTCGTCGGACAAATATTCATAATGGGACGGCGCATTATTTAAACTAATGTCTTGTATGTCCGTTTGGTTTGTGCTATCATGGTTGAAACTTACAATTGTTTTTTGGCCCCGCGCCCCGCTTAACTTTTGTAAAATTTCGTGTTTTATTTCCTCGCGTTTTTCAATGTCCGGCACCCCCGAATTTAGGTTTACAATCCGGGTTCCGCTAAACCCATTTTGGGTGTCGTTTACTAAAAAATGCGATATTTCGGTTTCTAATTGCGAATAACTTACAACGCCTTGCCAATCCGGGTACGAATAATAACGCATATTTACGCTATAAGGCCGAATGTATAAAATTTCGGTATCGTCTTTTGACATGCCAAACGCGCTAATTCTTTGCGGTTCATGGTTTCGTAAATCGGACCAATCATTGCTAAAATAATATGCTTCAATTTCGCCGGTTTCAATATTGCATTTTTCGGCCCTCAACAATTGTATTGGTACATGGTTTGTTTCAACAATTTTTGAACGGTCCTTATTATATAAAACTTGTATTGCGCATTGTCCCAACATTTTAAGATCCGACGCCAACCGGCGGGTACAATCTTTTGAAAACAACATTTTCATTTGCGCGTATTGCTCCGGACGTTTTGACGCGTCGGACGCCATTAAACCTTTGCCGTATATTAACTTAACAATATTGTTTATAACTGCATGGTTCGTCGGGCTTTGTATATAACGTTCAATAAGGTAATCAAAATATAAATTGTCCTCGCCGAAAAAAACGAACTCGTCTTTTTTGCTTTCAACAATTACCGGCGGTTCGTAACTATTCAAATTTATAACATGTACGTTATTTTCTTTATTGCTCATATAAAATATATTCGTTTGGCGTACTTGGTCCGTATTCATAAACCCCGGCGTTTACGCTAAATGTTTCTATTGGTTGCGCGGTCGCAAAAACTTTGTCTCGGAAAATTTCGGTTGTACCGTCGTAAAAAATGGCCATGTAAAAACGGCCCTCAATTAATGGTATTGTTAAATTAACTTCGTTGTAAAATGAAACCGTTGAAAAGGTACCCAATACCGCCTCGGCGTTTGTGTTTGTTTGCTCGTCCAAAAAATCAATTTTCGTTATGTTTAGATTTTCGGTAGGTTGTATAAATGGAATAAATTTATACGTTTGTTCGGTTGCGGTATCGGGCAATAATACGGTCATACTTATATAACAATAATTCGCTTTTTTGTACCATAAAAAAACCCATTTTTTACAATGGGCTAAATTTCGAGTAAATAACAGAACGTTTGCATGTATGGCTATTTACATACGAAAAATATTTGACATTTCCAAATGGTCAATTTCGCATTTTAAGGCATGTTTAAGGGCTTTATTTATACTCTCGTATATCTACATATTAAAAACTCGAGATGTGCGATTAAACTAAAAAGCCATGTTTTTAACCAGGATCTTTGTTTAAAAACTAATCAAAAAAAAGGCCCTTAAAAATTACGTCAAAGGCCTTTTAAACGATATATAAACAAAGTTTTTTTACGTCGTTACAATGTCCGAAATAGTCAAACCAAAAACATCTACCAATTCGGTTTCGTCTTTTATTGGTCGGTCTTCGCCGGTTACGGCGTCGGTTACAGACAAGTAATTGGCCGGCCTTTGTTCGGTACTTTTTAGCACCAAATTATACCCATTGTAATCTGTGTACTCAACTCCCGAATTTACGGAACCCGATTCAACATCGGCCCCCTCATTTAAGCCCATTAAAAAGAACTCATTTGTTCGGCTTTGCACCACAACGTATGGTCTTCCGTATGCGATAAATTTTATATTTTTGTGCGTTTTAATGTCTTGACGTTTAAATTGAACCGTCAACATTTGTTCAAAAACCGTCGTTCCATTTGACCTCGACGACAAAATATTTTGGTCGAACCCATTAGCCCCCTTTAATTCGTACTTGTATAATTTTGTAACTCCGGTTATTCCTTGTATGTCGTCTCCTAAATCGGGCGCGGTTCCGCTATATGTAACGGTGTCAATTTCGCCGAAGTTTATGAAAAAAATATTTGAAATACCGCTTATGGAATCTTTGCAGGCCTCCAACCTACCGTTTCCTATTAAACAACTCATATTTAGTGTTTTAAATGTTATTACTTAAACCCCCACTTTAAGTAGGGGTTTGTTTTGTTTCTTCTTTATACTCCGTATGTTGTAATATCCGCACCAACTCCGTAGGTCGTCCCGGCCGTATACCTAACGATAAGTCTCATTTCTTGTGAACCTGTAATCGGTCTTTGGTCTAAAAGGGTGCATTCTTGCATGTCATTCATCAGTCCGCAACCAAAGAACAAGTTTTCCGTATGTGTTACAATCATTTGGTCCTTTGGCATTCCATGTGCGCAAAAGATCCGCATACCGTCAAACATTAAACCGGTATCAAAACTTTGGTTATTACCTCTATTTTCGTAACCGTTCGCACCTAAACCGTTGGCACCAAAACCGCCCAATGCGCGCGTATATGCTTTGTATGCTTTGATTCCCATATAGATAAAACTATTTTCATTTCCATATACGGTGTCGGGTACTGCGTCCACCAAAAGGCCTAATTCTTGGGTAATATTTCCGGCGTTTAAGCCCCCCGCAACCAATGGTACTTGTTGTCCCGCCGGTATTTCACCGTTCGCAATTGCATTCGTAATTTGTGGCAATAGGCCGTCAAATTCTCCGTTGTTTGCTTTTTTACCGCTCCAAATATCAATTTCAGTTTTTGCCGAAATTTTACCTAAAACGTATGCAATAACCCATTCCTGGAAATTAGGAGGTAAATTGTCATGTACTGAATACCCCATTGAAACTGCGTCCCAATCTTTTCTAAATTCGTTAATACAAAGCGTTTGCAAACTTTGTAATTCTTTTGGTTCTAAAACGCGCTCGGTCAATGTGGTTGTACCGGCCGTTTCGTACGAACATGTGGCATCGGCAATGCCGGCTTCAAGGTCCGCGATTTTCATCGTTTGACGAAATTTGATATTTGGAACTACGGTTAAACCGCCGTTCTCAATTGTGTTTGCGCTTAAAAGACTACTTGCGATGTATTTTCCCGCGCTCTCTCCTACATAGCTTGTAGTAATATTAGGGTTTGCTGGCATTTTTTCTGTTTTTTTTAGTTAATATTAATGCTCTTTTTCTACTTATATAATTTTTCCATTACTCGGTCCAAAGTGTTTTTAGGTCGCTTATTTGCAATTTTAAAATCTACCTTTTTAGCGGTCTTTTTTTCCGGGTTATGTCTTAACGGCTTGGCCGTCGTTTGTTCTTTTTTCTTTGCGTTTAATTTGTGCAATTTTTCGATTTTTTCTTTTGCTAAATCAATACGCTCTTTGTTTTTACTTTTCACTTTTGAAAGTTTTGTTTTCTTGAAAACTTGTTTTTTCAATTCCTCGGGTGCCTCGGCTACAATTTCTTGAACGGCTTCCGTTACAACCTCGGCTATTGTTTCCGCAATTTCTGGCGTTACCTCTTCCGGTGTTTCCGCGTTTACAACGTCCGCAACTGCGGTTACAATTTCCGCTTCGGCGTCTTGAATTACGCTCGCCTCGTCCTCGGTCAATTTGTTTTTACCGTACTTTTTACGCTTGGTCATGTATTTGTCTTTCAACTCTTCCGGCATTGCTTCTAATGTCTCGGTTACGGCCTCAACTACGGCAACCGCCATTTCGGACGCGTCGGCCTCGGTTATTGTTTCCGGTGTCAAGTCTTCGATTATTGCGCTAACTTCGCCCAATACTTCCTCTTCAACCGCCTCAACCGTTTCGACTACTTCCGCCGGTGTCTCTTCCTCAAAA